AATCATATAAACGACATACAAAACAAACAGGCATCTAATGGTTTTATTGCAGACCAACTTAGAGTAGGTCACGATGCATTTGTTAATATGTTGAAAAAATCATTAGAGGTTGAAGAAGAGGTCAAAGAAAACTAATGCTTATAAGGAAAAGTTCACAGGGTCACTATTTGCGCCTTTACAGGAATACAACTCCCGGCGTTGTCAGAACAAAGAATTACCCAGATGGTACGACTGAGACCCTGACTTATCCTTCTAGGTATAAATACTTTTTAGTATTAGATGGTGAAGTAATTAAACGTAGCGACAATTGGGATACTATAGAACAAGCATATGTAGATGAATGTGATTCTAGACATGGAGGTGGAAGCGGAAGAATGATAATTGGGACTCATAAGCTAGAAAATCATGTAATAAAAGAATTATGAATAATCCGCTAGCAAAATTAGTATCATGGCAACTTAAAACTGCTCAGCTAGATGGTTGGACTTCATATCATATTGCAGCAGGTGCGTTTCTTTGTAAAATATTTCAATGGTGGGGTTGGACAAATTTTTGGTGCGTTATGGGTGTTTTTATTATTGGCATATTATGGGAAATATTTGAATATTACATTGAAAATTGGAAACCTTATGGCAGTAAAAAACGATGGGCATATAATACTATTGCTGACATAATTGTAGAAACTGCTATAGCATGGTGGATGGTAATTTGAATTATAAAATAAAATATAATGGAGAATTTAAAATTGTTAGTACGAGTTATAATATTCCTGTTTCTTATAAATATATTGGGATGCAGTCAAGGATGGAGCGTAGCAGGAGTTCAAATAACTCCGCAAGATACAGTTACAAATACAGCATTTATAGAAATAATATCGCATGATAGTGTTCAACATTGGTATGCTAACAAGGTTTACAATGGTGAAAACTGGTGTCATTTGCATGATGAGTGGGAATATGTTGAGGTGAAATGAGTGGAAAACCGGATACCGCTAGAAGTTATAGGACTACTATTCTTGATGATAACGCCATTGTTAGCATTAATCTTAAGTGGTTGGCTCAAGGACTTGTATTGGTTGCGGGGTTGGTATATGGATATTTACAAATTGAAGGAAGAATTAAGGCATTGGAAAATAAAGTTGCAACTGCTGATGAACAGATTGAAAATTTACTTAGCAAACACATTGTTGAAGAAAAAGCTGAAAGAGAAGAGCTAGCTCAAAAGGTAGCATTTTACGAAAAGGAATTAAACTTAAACCCATTTAGCTGGGGCAAAAAGAAGAAGAAGTAATGGATTTTATAGCATTATATGGTGAAGCGGGAATGATAGGAGTAGTGGGTGCTATGTTTGTATATTTAGTTGTTTCTATGTCTAACAAATCAGCGAAGCAACAAGATGAGCTAGAAGCTTTAAAAGTAGAAAATAGAGGACAATCAGAGACTTTAGAAAATATGGAGGGTATGATAATTAAACTTATCAATAGATGGAATCAGTCTGATGATAAATTAGACAGAAAATTTGATGCTTTAACAAAAGAAGTAAACGATTTAGATAATCAAATATCAGAAGTAAAAGGCTCTTTAAGTAGGATAAACGGAAGACATTGATGGATAGTTTAAAAATAGCAGCGATTAGTTTTAGTAATTACGTAATAGGCCTTACTCAAATACATGAAATGTTACAGGTAGTTGTTGCCTTACTTTCAATAATACTTTTAATAATGAACATAAAAAAAGGAAAATAACATGGACATTAAATCAATGTTGGTTAAGCTAGCTGAAGAACAAGCAGAGAAAATGCAAGAGCAAGCTATGGAACACTTAGCATCAGATGACATGGCAGAAAAAATTGCTACTGCAATTAATAAAAGAATTGATATTCCATTTGTCTCTGAAGAAAAAGAACAAATATTTTTTGAAAAAGTTGTTGATGTTGTTACTGATATAATTGAAGGCGTTTTTAAGGGTAAGTAATGGCTAAGGGCGTAAAACATTATTTTAAAGATGGCAAAACTCACAAAGGCCTATCTCATACAATGCCAAATGGTGACTTACATAGTGGCAAAACTCATGGAAAAACTTCTCAAAAACTATTTCATTATGGACAGCTCTCTAATAAGGCTAAAGCAAATGCTAGAAAATCCTGGGGTAAGCAATGATTGACTCAATGCAAATGCTAACAGTTATTAAAGAAACTCTTGAAAAAATGGGTTCTAAATATGCTAGCCACGATGCTCAAATGCTGGTTTATCGTACTGGTCTAGTAGAATCTAAATATAAGTACATCATGCAGAAAGGTGGTTCATCCATAGCCAGAGGTCATTGGCAGTGCGAACCTTGGGTAATGGTTTCTTTATGCAATGACTATCTTCAGTATAGAAAAGACTTGTTAAAAAAGGTTGCTAGCATATGTTATTTAGACTGGAGCTTGTTTACAAACCCAGATGAAGATAAATGGAGAGACATTCTTACAACAAACTTAATAGCAGGTATTATTGCTTGTAGGTTACACTATTGGAGAGTGCCACATTCTATGCCAAAAACATTGGACGAGCAAGCTAGCTATTGGAAGCGCTGGTATAACACCTCAAAGGGCGCTGGTACGGAAGAGCATTTTAAAGAAATTGTAATGAAATATGGCTAGTGCAATAGTCCAAGACGTTGATGGAAACGTCATAGGGTGTAGGTATTGTGGTAGTCGTTCTATAAGAAAGTTTGGTTTTTTATATAGAGCTAAAAGCAAAAAACAACAATGGCTTTGCAATGCTTGTGGAAAACGAAGCGTAAATCCTCTTGTGCTAGAAAAAGCAGAGTTTACAACAGAACAAAGAGACCCTGACTACATACCAATTGATGAATTAATAGAACATAGGAAAAGAAAATATTCTGTTAAAATAAAAGGTAAGGAATCTCGTCAGTTAATAAATATAAAAATAAAAACAAAAGGCCCTATAGGTATTTGCCATTTTGGAGACCCTCATATTGACGATGATGGTACTGACATTGCTGAAATATATTCTTTATGTAATTTAATAAATAAAACAGATGGTATGTTTGCCGGTAACCTTGGAGATGTTCAAAATAATTGGATTGGTAGGTTGTCTTTTTTGTATGGTCAGCAATCAACTACCGCAAAAGAGTCTTGGAGACTTACGGAGCATTTTGTAAATAGCGTTAATTGGCTCTATTTGATAGCTGGAAACCACGATGTTTGGTCAGGTGATGGTGACCCCTTAGATTTTATAATGCGCGACCATAAGGGCGTATATGAGAAATGGGGAGCTAGATTAAATTTAATATTTCCAAATGGCAAAGAAATAAGAATAAATGCTAGGCATACATTTAAAGGTAATTCAATGTGGAATAGCGCTCATGGAGTTGCAAAGGCCGCGCAAATGGGCTGGAAAGACCACGTGCTAACTTGTGGACATACTCACGTTTCAGGGTATCAGGTTTTAAAAGACCCTGCCTCTGGGCTTATA